GTGGCGCAGAGCAGCTACCGGTAACACAACTATTACATCATCTGTAATCACTACTGGTACACTTACAGTTGGTGCAAAAACATTTACAATGGCTGAGTCGATCAAAGGCCAAGCCGGTCTTAACACAGCAAAAACAATCAGCTTTACAGCAGCTAACTCAGCAGCTGACGCATTAACTATTGCCGCAGCTATTAACGCAGCAGGTTTTGTTAACGTTGAAGCTTCTGTAACTGATGCTAACGAACTACAGATTTATCACAAGTTAGGTGGTGACATTAGATTCACAGATGGTACAGGCGCTCCTGTTTCATTGTTGTTTGCAGTATTCAATCTTGATACTTCAGCAGGCACAGCAAACTTCTACGCATTGCCAACAGCAGCAACAGAAGATTATCTAGCTTCTAACTGGCAACCATTCTGCGTAGCTGGTTTCCATGCTACCAGCAATGAGCCATTAAACGAGCCAGCAGATGGCCAACTATGGTACAATCCAGAGTTCAGCGAAGTGGATATTATGATTCACAACGGCACAACTTGGAAAGGTTACAAAAACTTCAGCGCAGGATATGCTACTACAGATCCAAACGGTCCACAAGTAACTGCTACTAAACCAACTACACAAAGCGATGGCACAGCATTAGTTGAAGGCGATCTATGGATCAGCACAGCACCGCTAGAAGACTTCCCAACTATCTATCGTTGGAGTGCAACTAACTTAGAATGGACTCAGATCGACAAGACTGACCAAGTAACAGAAGAAGGTATTTTGTTTGCTGATGCACGTTATGGCGCAGCTGGTGCAACTGGTAACACAGCAGCATCTATTAAAGATCTTCTAACTAGCGACTTCTTAGACTTTGACGCTCCAGATCCTGCACTATATCCAAAGGGTATGTTGCTATGGAACCTACGTAGAAGTGGTGGTAACGTAAAACGTTACAACAACAACTATGTTAACACAGCTGATGATAATCCACGCATGAACAATGCAAGCATGAGTGCTTATGCAACTGATCGCTGGACTACAGCTTCACCAAATAACGAAGACGGTTCAGGAACATTTGGTCGCCACGCTCAACGTGCTGTTATTGTAGCAGCAATGAAGAGTGTAGTTGACACAAGTGCTGAAATCCGTGACGAAGAAAGACGTAACTTTAACTTGATTGCTTGCCCAGGATATCCTGAGCTAATGAGCAACCTAGTTAACTTGAATATCGACCGTGGCTTGACAGCGTTCGTGGTTGGTGATACACCATTCCGCTTACCAGCTGATGCTACATCATTGACTAACTGGGGTACAAACGCCAACTTAGTCACTGACAACGGTGACAACGGTATTGTTACATATGACGAATATATGGCAGTGTTTTATCCAAATGGATTTACCACAGACCTAAGCGGTACAAACGCAGTTGTTCCAGCAAGTCACTTGATGTTGAAAACTATCGCTCTAAGCGACAACGTTTCATATCCATGGTTTGCTCCAGCAGGTACAAGACGCGGTGGCATTACTAACGCAACAGCAGTTGGTTACTTAGATTCCACAAGCGGCGAGTTCCAAACAGTAGCATTGAACAACGGACAACGCGATACACTATATGATCTAAAGATTAACCCAATCACATTCTTTAACGGTGTTGGCTTGGTTAACTATGGTCAGAAGACTCGTGCAAGAAACGCAAGTGCATTAGATAGAATCAACGTAGCACGTTTGGTAGTTTACCTACGTAGCCAGTTGAACAAGCTAGCTCGTCCATATGTGTTTGAACCAAACGATAAGATCACACGTGATGAGATCAAGCAGGCAGTAGAGAGCTTGTTATTAGAACTAGTAGGTCTAAGAGCACTTTATGACTTTGCTGTGGTTTGTGATGAAACAAACAACACAAACAGCAGAATCGATCGTAATGAGCTGTGGGTAGACGTTGCTATTGAACCAGTTAAGGCTATTGAATTCATCTACATTCCACTACGTGTTAAAAATACAGGAGAGATTTAAAAATGGCTATTACCTCGTTAAATAACTTTACAGTACCGACAGCCAACGGCCAACAAGTATTGTTGATGCCAAAGCTAAAGTATCGCTTTAGAGTGACACTTATCAACTTTGGCGTTGCAGCAGCAACAGAACTTACTAAACAAGTTTCTGATGTTACTAGACCTAAAGTTTCATTTGAAGAAATGACATTAGATATCTACAACAGCAAGGTATATCTAGCTGGTAAGCCAAGCTTCGAAGCTATTACACTAACATTGCGTGATGACGCAAGTGGTGAAGTACAGAAGCTAGTTGGTCAGCAGATTCAGAAACAGTTCGACTTCATGGAACAGGCTTCTGCACGTTCAGGTATCGATTACAAGTTTACAACACGTATCGAAGTTCTAGACGGCGGCAATGCTGCTCTAGCTCCAAACGTTCTTGAAACAATCAACTGCTATGGTTGCTTTGTACAGAACGCAGACTACGGTGATTTGAACTACGGTACAAACGAAGCAGCAACAGTTGCTCTAACAATCCGCTTTGATAATATGGAACAGTGGGCAGCAGGCGCTTCCACAACAAGTATTGCAGGTGGTATTGGTGCAGCAGTAGGCCGTACACTTGGTACAACTGTAACAGGTGCTGGTACACAAACAGCTTAATCAATAAGCAAACATCAAGAAAGCCCGAGTTTTACTCGGGTTTTTTTGTGACATAAATATTAGTATGGCCAACTTCTTTACTCGATTTTTAAATGGTGCTGTCAATGGGCTAACACAACCCAAGGGCATTGTCGCCAACTGGCAACATGCGACCCGCATGTTTGTCGATGATACATTTAGACTCGCTCCGAGATCTAAGTTTCTTTTCTATGTAAGATTTGAAATAGATCCTGCGGCAATACAATCAGCAGAATGGCAACAGAAGCACAAAGACGAAGTTGGTATGTTAGTCAAATCAGCAGACCTTCCTAAGTTTAGTTTTGAAAGTGTTGTAAAAAATCAATATAACAGAAAAAAGTTATTATACAAATCAATCAAATATGATGATGTTAATATTACCATGCATGATGATAGTGCCGGTATTGTTAACGCGATGTGGGCTCTTTATTATGGCTATTATGTTTCTGATAGACATGTTCCATCAGCTGGGTTTGAAGCAAATCATTTAAGACCAACTGACACAAAGAAAGACCTATTTAGATACGGTATGGACAACGACAAGAGTGTAGATTTCTTTAAATCGATATCAATCTATACTATGAGCCGCAGACGCTTCTTAGGGTATACATTGATAAATCCTAGAATCAAATCATGGCAACATGGTTCAGTTGCCTACTCTGAAGGCGATTTTATTGAAAGCACAATGACATTAGAATATGAAGCAGTTCGATATTCTGCAGGAAATGTAAAGATCAATAGTCCAAAAGGATTTGCGGTATTACATTATGATACTGTGCCTAGTCCACTAAGTGTTGCAGGCGGTGGAGTCGCTACTCTTACCGGTGATGGCGGCGTATTAGATGGCCTAGAACAGATATTTGGTGATGTGGGATCCGGCGCAACATTTGGCAGTTTTGGTGGATTCCTAGGAACTGCTATTAAAACTATTAACACCTATAAGAACTTCAAAGGCTTAACCAAAGATCAACTAAAAAATGAAGCAGTTAATATCTTAACGAATCCTGGAAATATCTCGGGAGCTATTTCTACAGTAGGTGGGATAGTAGGAGCGGTCTTTCCTAAGAGTAAAGCAAATCAAGACACCACTCCCGCAAGTCAAAAAACAATGATAGGTTAAAGCATGGCAACTAATCTTCCTATAACCGAACAAACCGATAGTGGTGCAGCGACTAAACTATTTTTCGATAGCTATGGTTCAGCACCCTTAGAGTTTAATGCTAATGATTATAGCTTTACTGTAAGCTTCTTTGAAAAGAAAGGATTCGACAAAGATGCTGCATTAGTAGTTACAGCTACTTTATTAAAGCAGGCAAAGATAGATGGAACACCTGTAGCCCAAATACTCGACACATTAAAAGATTTCACAGGCATGCAAATGAGCCAGCTGGTTGGAGAAATATTAAACAACAACAGAACTCCGACGTCGACACTAGGGTTTAGAACCAAGAACATAGTCACTAATCAAAATAGACACGTTGATCCATAATGCCTAACTTTGCACAAGGTCGATTTGACATGAAGAATCCTGACAAATATGTTGGGAAAAAAACTCCGTTGGCTCGCAGCAGTTGGGAGTTCGTGTTTATGAGAATGCTAGACGAGCATCAGGGTGTTGAAAAATGGGCCAGTGAAAGTATACAGATTCCATATAGAGATCCACTAACTGGAAAATACACGATTTATGTTCCTGATTTCTTTATTGTCTATAATGATAAGAATGGCGGGAAACATGCAGAGGTAGTAGAGATAAAACCTGAAAGCCAAACTATCTTAGAAAAAGTAGGCAAAAGTAGATACAATCAAGAACAGTATGTTAAAAATATGGCAAAATGGGAAGCTGCTACTGCTTGGTGCAAGCAGCAGGGATTAAAATTTCGCATAGTAAACGAAGGCGATATTTTCCATCAAGGCGGCAAACGGAAATAAGTAAAGTATGACTAAAAAATTAGAAGAACTTTTTAACTTAGAAGAAGCTAACAGCACACCCGAGATTGCTCCGGTTGAAAAGCCCACGCACGAAGAGATTAACAATCTAGAAAAAAGTCTACAAGCGGTACAGGAAATCACCCGCGGATTGCCGCAGATTCAAGAGCTTGACAACATCGACGACTCGGAACTGGATAATCTAGCTGACAAAGCAGAAAAAGCCTATGATGATCTTATGGATCTAGGAATGAATGTAGAAGTACGATACAGCGGACGTATTTTTGAAGTAGCTGCCAGCATGATGAGCAACGCTATCAGTGCCAAAACTGCTAAAATTGATAAAAAACTAAAAGCTGTAGATCTACAACTTAAGAAGTTAAAAATGGATAAAGATTCACCGGAAGATCCAAATGATGTACTTAACGGTGTTGGCTACGTGATCACTGACCGTAACGAGCTACTCAAGAAACTAGGTCAAAAGAGCTAAATATTACTATGAAAACTTTTAAAGATTATCTTACCGAAAGCAAAAAAGTCTATAGCTTCAAGGTCAAAGTTGCCGGCGAGTTACCTGAGAACTTTCAAAAGCAGTTAAAAACACAGCTTGATTGCTGTGGAGTTATGAAGCTTGAAAAGCTCAGTACAACGCCTATACAAGAATCTCCGCTAGACTTCCCTCAAATGAAAAATTGTGAAGTTACAATTTTTGAAGTGATTTGCGAATATCCAACAACATCTCCTCAGATCGCATTGATAGTTAAAGAGATGGGATTAGATGAAGCCTGTTTCCGTGTACGTGGAAGCGGTGAACCAACTGAAGAACCAACTGCTGAAGACGAGCCCAGCGGTGAAGCACTGCTAAGTGAAAAAGAGTTAGACGCAGGTAATACCAAAGTCAAGCACAAAGATTACTTTGGTGCTGATTTCAACAAAGGTTTCTTAAAAGATTTAGAAAAAACGGCCAAGCAACGTAAGAAAGACGGCATGGGCGCAGAATACAAGATGTCAAAAAATAAACAAGATAAAAACGGTGCTAAAAGCCCTGTAGGGAGTTAATAAATGAATTTTCAAGATCTAATGTCAAAAATGAGAGAACTGGATGCCCCGGTTCAAGAAGCATCTATTGAAGAGTGCGGTGAACCAATGGGAATGCCAAGTCCGATGGGCATGGATCACAAACCAGACACTCCTCCTCCATCAATGAGTGTTAACATCAATGCACAAGGCATGGATGATATTGCTGAGTTAATGAAGCTATTGACAAAGGTTAATCCAGATATGATTAATCAA